TCTACAACTCCAGGGGGAGTGTGGTTCAGGAACGTGAGGTTGAATGAAGTCGGTCGGGATGGCAGGTTCTTTCAAATGAATGTCCTTGTTGAATTCCTATACGATGAACTCAAATGATGGAGAGCCTTAAATGGTGCAAGTCGCAAAGATTGACTCCAACTCCACGGGCCTTGCTTACGCCGAGGAATCAGCCCTCGCAACGTTGAGCGTGCCTGTTTGGATTGCTCTGGAGCCGAATGGTTATGGTGATTTCGGCAGCGAAATCACAAACGTCTCCCCGACGCCAATCACGAACACTCGTTCGCGCAAGAAAGGTGTGACAACCGATCTGGACGCGACGGCGCAGTTCAATCACAACCTTTCCCTCTGGAACCTGGAGGATATCCTTCAGGGGTTCATGTTCGCCAGTTGGGAACGCAAAGGTCGCGAAGTCGTCACGGCTGTTGACATTGATGGGGCGAACCCTGACGAGTATGAAGTCGCCAGCACGACAGGCTTCGTGGTCGGCAGCCTCATTCGTGGATTTAAGTTCACCAACGCCGCGAACAACGCTCTCAATGTCGTGACAGTGGTCACTGCATCGACTGCGGTCGAGGTTGCGACTGGCCTTCTCGTCGCGGAAGCTGCTCCTCCGGCCGGTGCCTATATTCAGGTCGTCGGCTCTCAAGGTGCCGCTGGTGACATCGATGTGGATGCGGCAGGCGATCTCGTCGCGCTGACCTCGACATCTTTGGACTTCACCACTCTTGGTCTGGTTGCTGGTCAGTGGATTTTCGTTGGTGGAGATGCGGTTGGCAATCGCTTCACGACGGCTGCGAACAATGGGTTCAAACGTGTTCGCACTATCGCAGCAACTCGCCTGACGCTGGACAAATCCACTCTGGCGATGGTCACCGAAGCTTCTACTACGGAGACTATCCAGATCTTCTACGGCGATGTCCTTCGCAACCGTGTCGGTTCCAATATCGTTCGTCGCACCTATCACCTGGAACGTCTGCTCGGCGCTCCCGATGACGCGGCACTCAGCAGCATTCAGACGCAGATCATCAAAGGTTCAGTCGGCAACGAATTCACCTTGAATGTCCCGACTGCGAATCTCGTGAACGTCGATCTCGGCTTCGTCGGCACTGATGAAGAACTCCGCGACTCGACTGCTGGCCCCCTCCAGTCGTCTGTCACGACGCCGATGCTGACTGACGTGTTCAACACCTCGTCGGATTTCAGTCGCATCAAGATCGCTCTGGTTTCCGGTATCAACGAGGCACCGGCTTCTCTCGCTGCTTTCATCACTGAAGCGACGATCAATATCAACAACAACGTTTCGCCCAACAAGGCGGTCGGGACGCTCGGGGCTTTCGATCTTACGGCTGGTATCTTCCAGGTCGGCGGATCGATAACGGCCTACTTCAACAATGTGAGCGCCATATCTTCTGTCCGCAACAACTCGGACATTACAGTGGATATGGCGATGGTGAAAGACAACGGCGGGATCGTCATTGATATCCCGCTCATCTCCTTGGGCGACGGACGTTTGAACGTTTCGCCCAATGAGGCGATCAAAATCCCGCTCAACATGGAGGCAGCGGATGCGAGTGCAATCTTCAGTGGATACACTCACACCCTGATGTGGACTTGGTTTGGCTATCTGCCGGATGCCGCCGAGTAATAGACAACAAAGGAGTGACCATATGTCGATGTATTCACAATTCGAAACAGACCCTCACCTGGAGAAAACTGGTGTCTGGGTCGATTACGGTGATTTCCGTGTTCTCCTTGGTCGTGCAGGTGGCGCGAACAAGAAATATATGAAATATGCCGAGCAGAAGTCGAAGCCGTTCCGTCGGGCGATCCAAGCCGGTGTGATGCCTGAGGAGCGTTCGAAAGAATTGCTGTTCGACATCTATGCCAACGCTGTGATCCTCGACTGGAACGTCTCTGACGGTGTCAACGAAGTCACTGGCGAAACGATCTGGAAGCGCGGCATCCACATGCCAACTGGAGAGACCGGCGACTTCTCCTACGACAACCTGATGATGACGTTCCGTCGTCTTCCGGACATTTTCTTCATGCTTCAGAAAGAAGCCGAACAGATCTCGATCTTCCGGAAGGAAGAGTTGGAGGAGGAAGCAAAAAACTCGTAGAGGTCTTGATTCATGCTCTGAAGAGAGGGAGCATCGAAATCAAGATCATGGCAGAAGCACTAAGGGAAGATCGAGAAATCCCTGACGAAATAGCTTTCGCCCCAGAGATAGGATCAGGTCTTGAACTCTACTATTATGGGTTCATGGACATTTCAAGCAGTCGACAGATCGGCATGGGACTCGGTCCTATTCCCTGGAAGATTGTTCATGATTACTGTGTTGCCCTAGAACTGGACGAGGATCAAACAGAGGCGATGCATTATCACATAGCGGAGATGGATGGAGCCTTCATGGAGCACAATCGGTCAAAGAGTAAAGGCAAGTAGATGGCTACTCTTCTCCAGTTTTCAAGAAACATGCGGGTGCGCGGAAGCAAAATCGAGAACAGTTCTATTGGTCTCGTAAAGCGGATTGCCAAGCGTGCTCTCATTGGGCTGGTCGAAGGGACACCTGTTGACAAAGGCGTTGCTCGCTCCAACTGGAGAGTTTCTATCTATAATCCGACTCGTGCAGTGATTCCAGCATATCTCCCTGGCAAGAATCTCGGCCGGGGAGAGCGTTCCAACGCGAGGGCTGCGATTGCCGCTGGCATTGCACAAATCAACCTGTTGAGAGTCGGGGCTGCTTTCGGCACAGGACAGGCTGGTCGTGCCCTTTTCATAACGAACGCCATTCCGTATCTTGGTAGATTGCGGACTGGATCTTCTACTCAACAACCGAAAGATTGGGTTTCTATTGCTTTGATTGAAGCAAGATCAGAGATCAGTTCTGTTCGCCTCTTGGAGCGGTAAAGAGTGACAACTGAAATCATCAATATCGTAATTCGTTCTGTCGGCGCTCGCGTCGTCAAGAGGGAATTAGAAAGTATTGGTGAGAGTGCCACTGGAGCCGCAAGAGGAGTGACCGGACTTCAGACTGCGATCGTTACTGTCGGTCTTGCTGCTGTAGTCGCTGTCACTGGTCTTGTCCGTATGCTGGACACTCTTACAGGTTTTGAGAACAGGCTTCGTCTTGTGACTTCGACCAGTCGTGAATTCAACGATGTCCAAGCTGAGTTGTTTGCTATCTCTGCAAGAACCAGAAGTGACTTCGAAACTACAGCACAAATCTACACAAGAACTGCTTTGTCAGTTCGTGAACTTGGTATCAGTCAACGACAGACTTTGGCGTTCACAGAGTCTCTGAACCAAGCTGTTGTTCTTTCAGGAGCAAGTGCCAGAGAAGCAAACGCTGCTTTGATACAGCTTTCTCAAGGTATTGCATCCGATCGTCTCGGTGGAGACGAACTTCGTTCTGTTCTGGAACAACTTCCGTTTGTTGCAGATATCATCGCAAAAGAACTTGGACTAACTCGTGGTAAATTGAGAGAACTTGGTCGAACGGGAGCCATCACTGGTAAGACCATTCTTGATGCTTTCAGGAACGCTCGAAGAGAAATCAACGATAAATTCCTTGAGACTATTCCCACGATCAGTCAAGCGTTCAACGTTCTTCGGACGAACCTTCTGGAAGTTCTGGATGCTCTCGACGACACGACCGGTGCCAGTGGCGCTGTCGCTAATGCGATTATTGGGATAGCGAATTCTTTGCAGATCGCTCTTCCTGTTCTCGCAGCGTTCGGCATAAGTCTCGCTGTTCGTTTTGCGTCGAGGTATATTGCAGGGATAACCGCTGCGATTGCCTCCGAAATTCGTTTCCAGATGGCTGTCCAGTCTGGCAGCGTGATTCTTAGGAATAGTGCAAGAGAAGAACAACTGAGATCGGCGGCTTTGTTGGCCTCTGCTACTGCTCAGAATACTTCGTCGGTTGCAAAGGTTCGTGACATACAGTTGACGGTTGCGGGTCTTCAATCAAATCTTGAGACTATCAAACTACAGAGGGCACAAGCTGCAAACTACGTTCAACTCCAGCAAGGTATCGCGCTCGCTACCGGCAGAACATCAGGATTGATCGCTGCAAGAATATCACTGAACAATTCGTCGAGAGCACTTATCGTCACTGAGAGAGCTCTTCGTGCTGTGACTGGTGAACTGACAGCGGCACAACTTCTTCTCACGGGAAGCACGAGTGCTCTGTCTGCTGCCCAAGCGAGAGCGGCTGCTGCTACAGCGTTGACCGCGACTTTCGGCGCAACTCTTATCCGACTGATCCCAGGACTCGGTCTCGTGGTGACTGCTTTCACTCGTCTCATCACTCTCTTGGGCGGTCCTCTCAGTGCAGCTTTCATCGCGTTGTTCGTGATCTTCGCTCTGTATAAGTCGCAGAGCAAGATCATTGAAGAAGCGAACAGAGCCGTTGAGGATACTGTTTTCAGTCTAAAGTCAGCTTATGAAGAAGTTGGTGGTGTTCTAGAAGATGTCACAGAAGATCTTCTCGGGTTTACTGAGATCGAACTTCTTACTCAAATCACTGAGCAGGCAGATCTTGCAGCAAAATCTATGCGAAGCCTCGACAAGGAAACAGTCGCTGTTTCTTTACTTCTCAAAAAGGAAATAGGAGAGAGTCCTATAACTGCTTTCCTTGACGAAGCCTCAGTAAAGCTTAAAGATGGAACCTTAAATCTCGAAGAATTCAGAGATGGACTTTCCGATATCTCGGTCGGAATTGACCCAAGCGCACTAACTGCTTTCC